TCTAAAGGTGGCTTTTTCGTTGGAATGGCTATCGCCTCTGTTGTTGGCGGTATCATTTCTTTCATTGCAACCAAGCTAGTTCGATAAGGATTTATATGCCACAAGTTGGAAACAAGAAATTCCCATACACAGAAAAAGGCGAGAAAGAAGCCAAAGAGTATGGCAAGAAGAAATCTATGCCAGTTACTGTCATGATTGCTATTGGTAAGCCTAAAGCTATGCCTACCCGTGGTGGTCGTACTGCTACTAACATGATGAAAAAATCTGGACGAGGTAAATAATGGCTTCTTTAACTTCTCCTGTTACCCTCCTTAGTGCCGTTGTTGCCACTGGCGCATCAAAAGCAGTTCAAGCTGACGCTGGTCAACCCGCATTCCTTCAAGTCTCAGGCATTACAAGTGCTACTGTTGCTTTGCAAGGAAGTTTGGACGGGGTAACCTTTTCAACGATTGGTACGGCCTTAACTGGTGATGGCATTATTACTGTGGCAAATGCGCCTATGTATCTAAGAGCCAATTGCACAGTTTATGTAACTGGCACAATCACTGCAAAAATCATGTATTGATATGAAAAAGACCAAAGCAGAAGCCAAAATCTCTAAGGTCTACAAAGAGTTTAAGGCGGGAACGCTTCACTCTGGTAAAGGTGGCCCTGTAGTCAAGAAGCCTAAACAAGCCATTGCTATTGCTTTATCAGAAGCAGGTATGTCAAGGAAGAAGAAATGAAATCTCCTGTTTGGCAAACAAAAGAAGGCAAAAACTAAGTTATGCAGACAGAGGTAATTGTCAAGCAATGCACAAAATGCCGTGTAACAAAAGATATTAACTTTTTTTATACAGTAGGTAAAAAAGTAGATGGATCACCAAAATACAATTCTTGGTGTGTAAAGTGCATTTCAGTTCATCAGGCAGCTTACCATGCAAGAACTTGGGGTGCAGAAAAACTGAAATATACTGCATTCAAAAGAACTAAATCAGCTCGTTCATATTTGCAATATTTAAGATCAAAAGCAGTATCTAGGAAAAAAGAAGGTGATGTAATTTCACTTGATGCCTTAGAGTTATTGTGGAATATCCAAAAAGGATGTTGTGCTTTAACTGGTTGGCAAATGACAATGGAATTGGCAAATGGAGTTGTTCAAACCAATTGCAGTTTAGATAGGATTGATTCTTCTTTAGGTTATGTAGTTGGAAATGTTCAATTAGTATGCAGAATTGCTAATGTTTCAAAAAGTGCTTTATCAACAGATGATTTTATAAAACTATGTCAAGCTGTATTGGAGCAAAACAATGCCAAAAACTAGTGCATGGCAAAGAAAAGAAGGAAAATCTGCTTCTGGGGGCTTGAATGCTAAAGGCAGAGCATCGTATAATGCAGAAACAGGTGGAAATTTAAAACCACCAGTTAAGTCGGGAGATAACCCTCGTAGGGCATCCTTTTTAGCACGAATGGGCAATATGCCTGGCGCTGAGATGAAAGATGGGAAGCCTACCCGACTCCTATTATCTCTTAGAGCTTGGGGCGCAACGTCCAAGGAAGACGCTAAAGCGAAGGCTAAAGCGATCTCTAAGAGGAATATGAAGTGAGACCAGTATCTGTCGGAGTTAACCCAACAGCCGCAACGCTGACAACTGTTTATACAGTTCCTACGGGTTATTACGCCAAGTTTACTGTGATGTACATTCACAATACTGGTGGTTCGACTAAGCACATTACTGTTCAATGGTATGACGCAAGTGCTGCCACAACCTTGGATATTCTTACTAATTACGACTTTACATCTAAGCAATACCTTCAGTTTGATGGCAATGCTTATATCGTTTTAGAAGAAGGCGATAGAATTCAAATTACTACTCAAAGTGCAAGTACATTCAGTTTTATTGCCACATTTGAAGTATCAGGAGCGCAACGAACATGACCTACTTAGAACTTGTTAACGATGTGTTAGTTCGCTTGCGTGAAAGCACAGTATCTACTGTTGGCGAAACAACCTATTCTTCTCTGATTGGCAAGTTTGTCAATGATGCTAAACGTCAGATTGAAGACTCTTACAACTGGAATTGCCTTGCTCAAACAATTACAGTAACAACTACTAGTGGTACAAGTTCCTATGCTTTGACAGGTGCGGGACAGAAGTTCCGTGTCAATGATGCTCTGAACACAACCAGTTTGATTGGTCTTCGGAACATTGAGTTTGTGGACATGAACCGCAAACTAAACCTTGGCGCACCTTCACAGTCTATCCCTTCAGAGTTCTGCTTTAGCGGTGTAGATGCTAGTGGAGACACAAAGGTTGACCTGTTCCCTGTTCCTTCTGGTGCTTTTACTCTGTTGTTTGACCTAACTATCCCACAGGCTGCTTTGTCTGCTGATGGCACATCTGTCAAGGTTTTGGACTATTTAGTGACTCAGAGTGCGTATGCTCGTGCTTTGATTGAGCGTGGTGAAGATGGTGGAACAAACTCTAATGAGGCTTATGCTTTGTTTAGAGGGATGCTCTCTGACGCTATTGCATTGGAAAGCACTCGTTATCCCGAAGACAACTTTGTGGCGGTCTAATGGCATCAGCACTCCAAAGTTACAGTCTCTCAGCACCAGGCTTTTATGGCCTGAATACTGAAGATTCGCCCCTTGATCTGGGGTCTGGCTTTGCTTTGGTTGCAACTAATTGCATCTTGGATCAGTATGGCCGTATTGGTGCTAGAAAAGGTTGGACAAGGGTTAACTCTTCCTCTGGCAATTTAGGTGCTAACGATGTTGGTGTTATCCATGAGTTAGTCCAAAACGATGGGACTTTGACTGTTCTGTTTGCTGGCAACAACAAGATATTCAAACTTGGTACTGCTAATGCGGTGACTGAGTTAACCTATGGTGGTGGCGGTACTGCTCCTACTATTACTGCATCTAACTGGCAATGTGCATCTTTGAATGGCATTGCATACTTCTTTCAAACTGGTCACGATCCACTCATCTATGACCCTGCCGTAAGTACAACTACTTATCGCAGAGTGTCAGAGAAGTCTGGTTATGTAGCTACAGTTCCCCAAGCCAATATCTGCATCTCTGCTTTTGGTCGTTTGTGGGTGGCTAATACATCTACAGACAAAGTAACTGTTACCTTTTCTGATCTGATTGCAGGTCATGTATGGGGTGGTGGCACTTCAGGCTCATTAGATGTATCCCGTGTGTGGCCTAATGGTGCAGATGAAGTCATGGGTTTGGCAGCTCACAATGATTTCTTGTTTATCTTTGGTAAGAAGCAGATTCTTGTTTACTCTGGTGCTTCTACTCCCGCATCTCTTGTTCTGAGCGACACAGTAGGCTCTATTGGGTGTATCGCTAGGGATACCATACAAAGTATTGGTACTGATGTTGTTTTCTTGTCAGACTCAGGTGTTCGCTCATTGATGAGGACAATTCAAGAGAAGTCTGCTCCTTTGCGAGACCTTTCTAAGAATGTTCGTTTTGATTTGGAATCTTCCTTGTCTGGAGAAACACTAGCAAACGTCAAATCTGTTTATTCAGAGAAGAATGCTTTTTATCTGCTTGTTCTGCCAGCTACTTTGCAAGTCTACTGCTTTGATACCAAACAATCCCTGCAAGATGGTGCTTCCCGTGTAACCAAATGGGACAGTATTTCACCAACTGCACTAAGATCGTTGCGTAATGGCGACTTATACATTGGAAAGAACGGCTATATTGGTAAGTATGATGGTTATCTCGATGATGCTTCTACTTATCGATTCCTGTACTACACAAACAATGCTGACTTAGGCAATCCTAACCAGATTTCTATTTTGAAGTCTATTACTGCCGTAGTGATTGGTGGCTCTAATCAGTTCCTCACAATCAAGTGGGCTTTTGACTATTCGGGTGCTTATCAGTCAGAGAACGTCTTTATCCCACCTCAAGGCTATTTTGAGTATGGGGTTGGAGAGTATGCAGTTGCAGACTACTCAAGCGGCATTCCAATTAAAGCACTAACAAGCAATGCGTCTAGTGCGGGTAAAATCGTACAAACTGGTTACGAAGCCACTATCAATGGCACTCAGTTGTCAATTCAGAAAATTGAACTTCAAGCCAAAGAAGGCAAGATAGGATAAACCATGTCTAATTATTCAAAATCCACTAACTTTGCAACCAAAGATAATCTCTCGCCTGGCAATCCTTTAAAGATTGTTAAGGGTACTGAGATTGATACAGAGTTCAATAACATTGCTACTGCTATAGCAACAAAGACAGACAACTCTTCTGCCACGATTACTGGGGGTACGATAAATGGTGCGGTTATCGGTGGAACTACTGCTGCAGCGGGAACATTTACTAACCTTACTGTTAGCACTGCCGCTACGATTGCTTCTGCCGCTATTAGTGCTGGAACAATCAATGGTGCGGTAATTGGTGGTTCATCTCCGCTTGCTATTACTGGTACGAACATCACTGCAAATACTGGCTTCAGTGGCCCATTGACAGGTGCAGTAACTGGTAACGTAACGGGTAATTTGACAGGAAATGTCACGGGTAACGTCACAGGTAACGTAACTGGCAACTTGACAGGCAATGTCACTGCAGCTTCTGGCACTTCTACATTCAACAATGTGACCATCTCTGGCTCATTGGACATGGACAGTGCTACATCGGCAACCATCACTGGTTTGGCAAGCCCCACAAACGATTCTGATGCGGCCACCAAGGGTTATGTGGATGCACTAGCTCAAGGTATTGATGCGAAGGCTTCTGTGGTTGCGGCTACTACTGCGAATATCACTTTATCTGGCACACAAACAATCGATGGCGTGGCAGTTTCTGTTGGCGACCGAGTATTGGTTAAAGATCAGTCTACTGCTTCACAGAATGGTATTTACTTGTGTGCATCTAGCACATGGACACGCACTACTGATGCTGATTCATGGACTGAGTTGGTTGCGGCTTTTGCCTTCGTTGAGAAGGGTACGACTAACGCTGATTCTGGTTGGATTTGTACAGTAGATGCAGGTGGGACATTGGGAAGCACATCTGTTACCTTTGCTCAGTTCTCTGGTGCAGGTCAGATTACTGCGGGTGATGGTCTTACAAAGACAGGCAACACTCTCAATGTAGGCACTGCATCTTCTAGTCGTATTGTTGTCAATGGCGACAACATTGATTTGGCTACTTCTGGCATTTCAGCAGGAACATACCAATCTGTTACTTTTGATGCTTATGGTCGTGCAACGGCAGGAACGAATCCTACGACTATTGGTGGCTATAACATCACAAATGCTTATACCAAAACTGAAATAGATTCAATTTTTGGTTCGACTACTGCTGCGGCTACTTCTGCTTCTAATGCGGCAACAAGTGCTTCAAACGCATCTACAAGCGCATCTAACGCTTCCACAAGTGCAAGCAATGCGGCTACAAGTGAAACTAATGCGGCAGCTTCATACGATGCTTTTGATGACAGATACTTAGGTTCTAAGTCTTCTGCTCCCTCTGTAGACAATGATGGAAATGCTCTGTTGACAGGTGCTTTGTACTGGAATACAACAGTAAGCACTCTTTATGTGTGGACAGGATCGGCTTGGACTCAAGCAGCTTTTACTTCTGGTGGTTTCTTAGTTAACTCTAATAACCTATCTGACGTATCCAATACTGCTACTGCTCGTACTAACTTAGGTTTGGCAATCGGTACTAACGTACAAGCATATAACGCTAACACGGCAGTTACCAACTCTGCACAAACATTTACTGCTACTCAGACTTTCTCAGGTTCATCATCAACAACAGCCATTGTCTTAAACGATGCAGCTGAAGTGGCAACTGTTTCAGCAACTGCAGCTACTGGAACGATTAACTACGACATCACAACTCAGTCAGTTCTGTATTACACAAGTAACGCAAGTGCTAACTGGACAGTTAATTTCAGAGGCTCTAGCGGTACTTCCCTTGATACTTTGATGAGTACAGGTCAATCAATGACTGTGGCTTTCTTGGTGACTCAAGGTGCTACTGCTTATTACAACTCTGCTGTGCAAGTTGATGGTACTACATCAGGTGTTACGACTAGGTGGTTAGGTGGTGCGCCTACTGCTGGTAACGCTAGTGGAATAGACAGTTACCGCTATCTTTTGATAAAAACAGGTAGTGCGACTTTCACAGTCTTGGCAAGCAACACACAATTTAAGGCTTAAACCATGCCATTACAAGCAACTTCTGGTGCTGCTAGTTACGATGCCTTTGGTGGTGGTGTTCCTGTTATTCCAGAATACATTGAGGATATGTTTAGCACATATCTTTACACAGGCAATGATTCTACACAAACCATTACCAATGGAATTGATTTGGCTGGTAAGGGTGGGATGGTTTTCGTTAAAGGTAGAGACATAGCAACTGGTGGGGCTATGATTGATACAGTTCGTGGGGTTAATAAAAATATTGTAACAAACCAAAATTATGCTCAAGATTCAGACCCTAGTGTTAGTGCTTTTAATAGCAATGGGTTTTCAATCAACTCTCTTTATAGTTTTATTAACGATACTGGTAACACATACGTTTCATGGACATTCCGCAAGCAACCAAAGTTCTTTGATATTGTGACTTATACGGGTACAGGTTCAAACACAACTATTGCCCACAGCCTTGGCTCAGTCCCTGCTTGCATTATCGTCAAGCGCACAAACACATCCGCTGATTGGCAGGTCTATCACAGAAGTTTAGCCAATACAGAGTATCTTGTTCTTAACAGCACAGCCGCAAAAGCAACAGGTGCAACAAGATGGAATTCAACAACACCTACATCCTCAGTCTTTAGCCTTGGTACTGACGCAAGTGTTAACGCATCTGGTAGCACTTATGTCGCCTACCTATTCGCCCATAACGCAGGAGGCTTTGGTCTGACTGGTACAGACAATGTGATTTCGTGTGGGTCTTATACAGGCACAGGTGGCGCAGTAGAAGTTAATGTGGGATTTGAGCCTCAATGGATTATGTTTAAATCCGCAACTGCTGCTGATAACTGGCGCATCAATGATGTAATGCGTGGCATTCCAACAGGTGGTGCTGATGCAAATCTTGCGGCTGATTTAAGCAATGCGGAATATGGAACTGATAACCGAGTAGATGTTACGGCAACAGGATTTATTGCTAATGCTTCAAACTCTCAAGCGTCTGAAACACACATCTACATCGCCATTCGCAGAGGCCCGATGAAAGTGCCTACTGTGGGGACTAGTGTGTTTAGTCCAGAAATAGGTTTAAATGCTTCAACAAACGGATTAGCATTTGATGCTGGATTTGTAACTGATTTTTTAATTAGAAAATACAGACCTGGCGATTCAAATATACCCGCAGTTTCTCGACTAACTGGCGACCAAGCATTGCTTACAACCACAACAGGTGCGGAATATACTGAAACTTATGCTTCAAAATGGGATTCTATGTTGGGTGTTTTAACAGGAACAGCCTTTAATTTCTCAGAGCAAATAGGTTGGACATTCAGACGTGCCCCTAGCTTCTTTGATATGGTTTGCTATACAGGTACGGGCATCGATCCTACAACCTTTAGCCACAATTTAACAGTAATTCCAGAACTACTAATTATTAAACGCAGGTCGGGTGTAAGTTCTTGGCCCGTGTTTTACAATTTTGTAGGTAGCACTTTTGATAAATTGCAAGGTCTTAATCAAACTGGTGGGGCCGCTACAGGACAAACTTATACCGGCGGTGCAGGGCTTGGCGGTGCGCCAACAGCCACTACCTTTACTACAGACAACACATCCACGATAAATGGAAGTGGTAGCTCACTTGTCGCATATCTATTTGCCACTTGTGCAGGTGTTTCAAAGGTTGGAAGTTACACAGGAACAGGAACTACAAAGCAAATTGACTGTGGTTTTACGGCGGGGGCGAGGTTCGTACTAATTAAGAAAACAAGCGATACAGGTTCGTGGTACATCTGGGATAGTGCTAGGGGTATTGTGTCAGGAAATGACCCCTACCTTTTATTGAACTCTACAGCGGCTGAAGTTACCAACACAGATTACATTGATACTTATTCGGCAGGTTTTGAAATTAGTTCAACAGCCCCCTCAGAAATCAACGAAAATGGCGGTAGTTTTATCTTTTTGGCGATTGCCTAGACATGAAAAGCGGAATCTATCATATTAAGAATATTGTCAGTAATGGCATATATTTTGGTCGCTCTGTTGATGTAGCGGATAGGTTGAGCCATCACAAGCATCAATTAAAGCGTGGTGTTCATGTTAACAAGCGTTTGCAACATTCATGGAATAAACATGGTGAGCAATCGTTTGAGTTCAAGATGATTTGGGAAGAAACTCCAGATAAGTTAGAAGAATTAGAAGGCTTTATTCTTGAGACTGTTTGGGGTAATGAGAGATTGTTTAACCATCACAAACTGTCTGCTGGTGGATTCTTGCCAAACAATAAATTAGGTTGTTTTACAAGGTCAGAAGAAACAAAAAAGAAATTAAGCGTTGCTTTTAAAGGTCGTGAATTTTCTGAGCAACATAAGCAAAAGATTGCAGTAGGTAAAACTGGTTTAAAAGCTAGTGATGAAACTAAAAAGAAAATGTCAGATAAAAGGTCTGGTAAAGCTAGACCACAATCATGGCATGACAAAATGGCTGAATATAGGGAAAACAATCCAAACCCTATGCAAGGCAAGATTAGCCCTATGAGAGGAAAGAAATTCCCTACTATTGCTTGTGAGCATTGCGGTAAGGAAGCCTCAAAAGGAAATTACTTACGCTGGCATGGAAATAATTGTAGGAGCAAATAATGCAAATCAGAACACAAACAGGACAAGTAATGTACGAAGCAGAATTTCGTGCATACACAAAAGCCAATGGTGGCCCATCATGGGACATAACAACAACTGAAGTCTTAGAGGCTTTAGGTGCTGATGTAGTCTTTGAAGGCCCACAAGCTACAGGCGGTACTGTTTACCAATACTCTCAAGCCTCTGGTGTTGAGCAGATTGATGGTAAGTGGTACACAAAGTATGTGCTTGGCCCTGTCTTTGTAGATGGTGAGACAACTGCTGCTGAACAAGAGACTGCTTACAAGGCTCAGAAGGATGCTGAACAGGCTAAGAGTGTTCGTTCTTCTAGGGATGCTTTGTTAGCTAAAACTGATTGGAGATTTCGTAGCGATATGACTCCATCACAAGAGTGGAAAGACTACTGCCAAGCATTGAGAGATGTTCCTTTGCAGAGTGGTTTCCCTTGGACTATTACTTGGCCTGTTGAGCCACAATAAGGAGCAATCATGGCTGTAACTAGCGCACAAATTGTAGATTTTCTGCTGAAGAATCCAGACATGACTGATGCCGAGATCGTCACGGCTATGGAGACCTATGGGGTTTCTCCTGCTCAGATGGCTCAAGCTGTTGGGTTAGATGAGGGTGCAGTTGCGGCTCGTGTGGCGGCTACTGTTCCTCAAGGTCAAACAGTAACCCTTGGTGACACTATTGTTCAACCTGTTTATCAAGTAACTGGTTCTGGTGAAACACAACAGATTGGTGGTCTTGAGAATGTAATTACCTATAAAGTTGGTGAAAACCAAGTAGGTGGTGGCTATCAACAATACACACCAACTGGTGAACTTGAGCGTACTGGTACACAACAAGAAGTTAAAAGCGGTCTAAAAGAGTTTGCACTTGGTTCTGCCCTATTGTTTGGTGGTCTTGGTGGTGGGTTTGAGAGTCTATTTGGTGGCGGTGGAGCAGCTACAGGTGCGGCAGGAACTGTTGGCTCTACTGGCTTAACAATGGCTGAGTTGGCTCAACTTGATCTTGCTCTTGGTGGTGCGGGTGGTACTGCGGGAGCAACTGCTCTTGCTAACTCTTTAACTACTGGTGCTTTGACAGGTACATTGACAAACCTTACAGGTGGTAGCGGTACTGGTGCTTTGACAGGTGGATTGGCTACTGGTGGTGCTGTTGCAGGAACGGGTGGCGCTGGTGGCTTGACTGCGGGTAGCAGTCTCAGCGGTTTAACAGGCGGTAGCAGTCTTAGTGGTTTAACAGGTGGCTCTTTAACTGGCGCTAATACTTTGCTTGGCGGCTCTACTCTTGGTTCTACTTTAGGTGGCTTAACAACTGGTGTAGTCGGCTCTACTTTAGGTTCTACACTTGGTTCTACAGTTGGCTCTACATTGGGTTCTACAGTTGGGTCTAACCTTGCAAATACTGCTGCATCTACATTGGGTAGAGGTCTTACTTCTGGTAGTTTAGCAAACCTTTTCTCTGGTGGTTTAGGTACTGCGGGTAGTTTGCTTCAGATGCAAGAATCTCGTGAAGCTGCTCAAAGAGCGCAAGCCCGTATTGATGCTGAGACTGCTGCTGCCAAGGCTGCATCTCAGTTTAGACCCGTTGGCATGACTACTCGTTTTGGTACATCTCAATTCCAAGTCGATCCTGTTACTGGTCAATTGACAAGCGCAGGATACACACTAAGCCCCGAAGCTAAGAATGCTCAAGATCGCTTGGTAAAGTTGGCTGAGTCTGGTTTAGTACAAGCTGAAGGAGCACAAAAGGCTTTTGAGCCACTCCAAACTGGCGCAGAGAGTCTGTTTAAACTTGGTCAAGGCTATCTTGCTAAAACTCCTGAAGATGTTGCGGCAAATTACTTGAAGAGTCAAATAGCTCTGTTGCAACCAGGAAGAGATTTAGAGTTAGCCAACATAGAGACAAGACTTAGAAACCAAGGTCGATTAGGATTGTCGGTAGCTCAAGGTGGTAATTTAGGTGCTGCATCTCCCGAGTTACAGGCTTTGTACAACGCTCGTGCTAGACAAGAGGCTGAGTTAGCGGCTAATGCCCAACAATTGGGCCAGAGAGATGTTTTGTTTGGTTCAAGTCTATTGGGTCAAGGCGCTCAAGCTATGGGTCAATACTATGGTGGTCAACAAGCCTCTTACGCTCCTTTTACGACTGCTTTAGGACAAGTGCAAGGTTTAGAGGCTTTGGGTCAACAACCTTTGACAACAGGCATCAACTTAGGACAAATTAGTTCTCAAGCAGGTGCAAATGTTGGAAAACTTGGTCTTACTGGCGCACAATTGAGCACAAACTTGGCTACTGGTGCTGACGCTACTAGAAACCTAGCGGCTCAAGGATTGATAGCGGCAGGTAGTCCTAATGCTCAGTTTGGTCAGGCAATTGGTGGACTGTTTGGTGGTGGATTGCAGGCTGCATTTAGTGGAACAGGTTTAGGCTCTTCTGGTTTTGGAACTGGTTTAGCTTATGGTAATCAAGACCTTGGCTTATTCTTGTAAGGAATTATCATGGCAGAAAATATAGTAGCGGGTCTGTTTGGAATGACTCCTGAAGCGTATCAGGGTCAACAGTACCAACAAGACCTTAAAAGAGGTTATGAGTTAGCGCAACTTTCACCAGGGGCTGCTGCACAAGCTAATTTAATGGCAAGTGTTGGTCAACTAGGTCGTGGCTTTGCGGGTGCTATGGGTGTTGAAGACCCACAACTTCAGCGCATCACTCAGCAATCTCAATTGTTGCAGAGCTTGGACTTGCGTGATCCGAAGTCTTTAGAGGCGGCGGCTATAGAGGCTAATCGAATGGGCAATACCCCATTGGCTTTTAAATTGCTTGAATTGTCGGATGCGGCACAAGTAAGGGCGCAACAGATGCAAACTCAAAGACAAACTTCTTTGGCTCAACTTGTTGCACAACGTGCCTTTCAACCAGGCACTCCGGAAAGACCTCAAATGTTGGACGTTCAAGAACGTGAACAGATGGCAGATCAAGGCACTCCAATGCCTGAGAACATTCCTGCTGTTGCGCCAAGTTTTGACATTGGTAGGGTTGCGCCTGAGTTGATTCGTACTCCAGAGGGTCGGAAACAACTTGAGGAGTTGTCAAAGGCTCAAGCATCTGTTGAAACCGCATCTGTTAATCAATTAGCAGCACAATTATTTAATCCTGATGGCACACGCAACAAGGCAGTGGAAGCAAGATTGCGGACATCATTGACAGGTCAGAAAATATTGAAGACTGTTGAGCCTGAAACAAAAATCTTGAAAAAAGGCGACACGCTTGCTACATTTAATCAAGCAACTGGATCATATGATGTGGTGACACCAA